CGCACATGTGCTGCGGTGACTGCGAGTAGCAACAAATATCGCAATACTCAGGATTATCTCTCGGAGTTCTTTCGTGATAAGATCCGCGCAGCCGACGAAGATACGTATATCAAGAAGACCGAAGTATATGAAGAGTTCAAGAAATGGTACGTCGTTCAACATGGTAAGAATATTCCGAAAGCCAACGAGCTTTATGATTATATGACGAAGAAATTTGGAAAACTCTTGACAAAAGGATGGCGCAAGTGTCGGATCGTATATGATGATGACGAAGACATCATAAACAACGATGACGATGAAGACAGCTCGTAATCATAATCGATTTATTCAACGCATTATTCATTCTGTTGATTTCCAAAATCGAACATTTTTCAATCCCAAAATTTCGGCGACTCGTGTTAATCCATTCAATAACCACAATACAACCGGTAAGATGTATTTTGGATAAAGACCAAGTAAAATCAATATCACAATATTGCGTTTGTCGTAAGCGCCACTTGATGAAAAAAACTCGCGTAACGACATCAAAACAAAAATCGCAAAGACCGCATAATAGAGAAACGAAACCAAATCCTCGTAAAATGATAAGCTATTGTATTCATCATAATCATAGAGTGCGTTCTGCTTACTCAGTGCAATATTTTTCTTCTGATTTTCAAGGAGAGTTTCCACGTCTTTTGAATCAAGATAATTTGGATTGCCACGATACGAGCTTTTCAACTGAATATTATAATATATATTCAATAAACGGTCGGCTCGGTCGAATTCGTGATTAATCCTCATAATATATTTGTCTTTTTCGATATTGGCGTTTTTACATCGCGTTCTGGCCTGAATCACGTCGGAAGTATCACCTGGATGAGCTTTTTCACAATCCACATAATATTCGGACCATGGGAGAATTGTAGCGGTTTTTCCTTCATTATTGACACTTGTGCTCTGTGTGCTATCACTATATTGCGGAAGTCGCACATTAAATTTCATCACTGCGGGTGTTGTTCCACTCGCTTGTAGCAAATCCGAATTACCATCTTCATATACCGTGCCGTTATAAAAGTCGAATCCCTCTTTGGTTCCAGTAAAACCTTCGACGCCCGTTACGCCCTCACCCCGCGCGACCTGAAATCTCTCGCGCGTCGTCGAGCCCGAAGGTAAAGTCGCAGGATATTCATCAGTGGCCTGTTTATTCTGACGCACACGCCGATCCACTTCGATGTATTTGTTCGCCTTCTCCAGTAATTCCGAATCGATTTTACTACACTTTGTTCGCACAGTTTTCCAATCGCTATGCGCTTTATTGATTTCATGAGTTTGCGCCTTTCCATTCACTAACGCCGTGTATTTCACGCTGGTTTCTCGGACTTCATTATCGCATTTACGTTCGGTATTTCGCGCATGAACCCATTCCGCATGGGCCAAACTAAGTTCATATTTATCCTTCTCAGGTCCTGTAAAACCGCCTTGTGATATAATTTGCCGGACTTTTGTTAGATTTTGCTCTGAATCTCGTAGAACTTCGTCGATTGATTTATCGTTGCCGCCCCCTCCGCCGCGATTCGATAGCTTCGTCGCCTCTCCATCAGTGCTGACGGTTGTTCTCATCGTGGCCTCACCCTGTATTGCTTGTTCTAAAAGTTCGGGTTCAATCCCTTCCGCATCATTAAAATCAATACCCATAGACTACTATATTTGTTAGATTATAATTCCTTTTTATTACCCTGAATTATAATCTCAAACCGCGGCACGTTTATTATGATGGTTGCGGTATTCCTGTGATATTGATTCCAACTTCGTTGATGTCTTTCGAGGATTTCACCTTAAGTTGGGTGGGTCTAGGATAGACACTCGGAGGTACGGACAGCCCGGTGATAGTGATACTGGGAACAGCCTTTGTAACTGGGTCGCTCACTCCGCCGGCAGCAACCGTCAAAACAAACGGTGATGTCGTGGAGGGCGTTCCCGTAAAACTGCCAGATAATGCGGCAGGCGTCCCCGAAAACACGCCTGAAGGCAAGGCAACCGTGATGGTGTCACCCACAACCAACGCATTCGTAACCTTTAATGAAATCGTCAAGGTGCTACTCGCCCATGCCGCAGTTCCGCCCAATCCAGGCACGCTCGGAATACATTTCTTTGCGGCGTCACTCCATGAAGTTCCGATATCGCAGCATCCCGGTCCATAGCATGGCGCCATTCCGATTCCCATATCCGAGAGATTTGATGTCTCACTATTCTGTTGGAGAAGTTGTTTATCATTCATTTCCTCTTCATTAAAGTTCCAGTCGTATTTGTCGAAGTCGTGGTCGTTGCGGCGAATAATATCAAATACTTGCTTGCCGACGACGATACCCCCCAACGTAAGAACGAAGATAACGCCTAAAGTGCTAATCGACGAAGGTATAAGGTCTTTATTACGTAATACCGCCAATACGATCAACGCAACTGATACATATATGATATTCTTCATCACCTCGGTATTGGCTTCATAATTTTTCGTGTAATATGTATTTATTTGTGCCATGCGGCGTTTATTAGAGTTGTCTTCTTTCAAAGAATTCGCATTCGAAGCAGCACGTTCCTTCTCGGTTTTAATAAACTGGATTGCGGTTCTTTGAGCTTCATACAACGCGTCCGAATCGAATACCTGACCAGCTTCTTTAACGGTGCCGTAGGTCGATGCTAATAAGGTGACAAGGGCAGACCTAGCTTTCAATAAGTTGGTTCGCTCAGCATCTGTCATTGCGGTTCCACCAGTTGTAAGACGGCTATTGATATCGTTGATTGCGGCTTGGATTTCCGCGGTTGTAGCAGAAGAAGATGCCACAAACTGATTTTCAGAGGCGGATAATGCGGGTAGGATCTTAAATTCTCTCGACTGAGCGGATTCGCCATTTGACGGTGTAACTGTAAATGTGAGTTTGCTATCTGCCTTTGCCCCCGGATAAATCGTCACATTTTTTACGGTGATACGGATTTTAGAGCCAGCTTTGATGGTCGTCGACGGCGTAATTGTAATCGGGCTTCCGCTGCCGATCGAGCTCAAAGTAGCGGATGTAGTTCCGCTGACAACAGCTGCTGTATAGTCAGAGCTAGTTGTGCTGGTAGTGACGTCGGCGGCAGCGCTGCCAGTCCATGACAATTGTATATTTTGCGACGTCGTCAAATCACGTTCCAACGTAACTACCAAAGCCAATTCTCCTGTAACGTTGGCTCCACCCGTAGCATTACGCCTCAATTGCGTACTCGTCTCTGTTGTAACAGTCATGCCTTCCATATAACCCCGACGAAATAGATAATCTTTGAATAATTTCCCCGCACATAAAACCACAATCGCGAATAATGCAACCAAGATTTGATTTTTTTCACTTAATTGATATGATGCCATGTTTATAACGAGTAGTGATACAATCCATAAATACTCGTTATATTATTATTTCTTTTTACTCTTCGCCGCCCCCGTTGTAGCTGATGATGATTTGCGACCACCTGTAGTCGGGGCGGGTGTCGCTGTTGCTGCTGGTGCGGGCGCAGGTCCTTGACCGAGACCAATCGCCGATGTCGCTGAAGAAGCCGCTGTTCCAACTTGATCAATCGCATTCGATGCTGTTTCTTTCGCTTTATCAACCAATCCGATGGCTCCTTCTACCGCCCCCGTCGCCATTTCATTCGCGGAATTAACTAAATTATCGGCACCTTCGGTAATACCCGTCGCGATGCTAGCGCCCGTTTCTTTAAGTTGGTCGCCTGCGGAACTTAAAGCGGCTTTCACGTCTTCGGTGCGGTCGGGAATATCATTTGTTGATACGCTTTTCACGCCGAACCAACCGAGGATTGTTGCTAAAAGTCCGCCGCCACCATTACCGTCATCCGCCGCACCCGCCGAGTCATCATCTCCTGCGTCTTCCTGGCCAAACATTTCTTTCAATTTCAAAAGCGCCAACACCGCCAATATTGCTAAAATACTCCAAAGAATGAATTTATAGGATTCAGAGATGAGATTCTTGTTACTCTCTTCGGTGATCGCAAGCAATCGTTCGCGCTGATATTGAGAACTCGCGATTTTCTTTAAGTTGTCCTGAACACCTTTCATTGCTTGACCATAATTGGACGAATATTGTGGGTCGTCGCTATAAAATTTATCGGTTTTATCTTGAAGTGTCATACCTTCTGTCGTAGTCGGCGGTGCTTTAATAGCGGTTTGATTACGATATTCGGTTGTTTTTTTTTCTGTTTCATCAAACTCCTTATCAATCGCACCAAACATAGATGTCAAGTCCGTTGGTTTGCGCGTTCCTTCTTTTGGAACAATATGCCGAATATTACATTTCGTGTTAGATGACATCGACCCCGTATCCGGATAATGCGCATATTGAGCGCTGTCAATCATTTTGTATGCTCCATTTCCGATCTTACAAGCATCATCGCTTATGGTTCCGTTGATTGTCGGCACTTTCAACATGAACTGCTTTGTCGGGTCGGCAACACGCAATCCAACCGGATACATTTTTGCGCGGTCTTTCAATTCGCATTTCCCGTCTGCGCCAGCACTCCCCTTGGTATAAACGAAACCACCACATTTTTCATCAGCATCACACATACCGCGGCATTTTTCGAATGAAGCAGAGACACTTTCACCCACAGGCATCGTACGCAAACGACGCGCAAATTCTAATGTTTTCGGGAATGTATTCGCATCGACTGAATAGACTTCAAGATCTCTCAGCGAATATTGTTGATAAGTGTAACGACTTCGCCCGAATGGAGCACGTCCATCACTCGTTGTAAATGTATATGCGTTATTATACATATTCTGCCCCCAAATATAGAAATCATGTCCACCGCCGAATGTCGGGTAATATCCTGAATTCATATATGTTGCATATACACCCGACCCCCAGATGCCATTCGTGGAAGGGAATTTCGTGGTTCCATCATACAAAAATGCGGTTGTATCATTCTGATAATTTGAAATATTTGACGACCAACTTAAAGAGGTATAAGCACCGAGCACACGCCCGTCGTTGAGAATCGCACGAGTATAAGTCGCCCCCTTATTATCGCATCGTTGATGAAATGTGGCATGAGACCATCCATCGCGACTTGCCTTATAAAGAAGGTTGCTGGCTTCGCTAAAACTGCCCGGGGTGATTTCTCTCAGACTGTAAGAGCTTTCGGCAGAACGTGTATCATACCCACCCAAATTGAGATAGGTCGCTGGGAGAGTATTGCCTTTTGCGTCCTTTGATGGCACCATATATGAAAGTGCCGACGCGGGGTAGTCGTGCCTTTCACCATTATGGTCAACATATGCGATGCGACCGACATATCCGCGCCCACCACGCCCGACTTCATCCACACCGGTTGGTCCGCCAGTTTTAAGCGAGTAAAGGGCGACCGACCGTTCGATTTTGGTACGGGATTGAGGATTGTCATCCAAAAATTCGTATCCTTCGGTGCGCTTACATTTTTCGATATATTCGCTTACAGCATTACGCTCGATCCCGTCGGCATTACGATTATATAGTGCGTTCAACCATCCTTTTAATTCTTGTTTGCTGTATCGGTATAAACCGCCATACGCGTACCATCCGTTCCAATTATTCGGATAACATGTACCATCACCTATATGATGATAACCTTTGAATATACATCGACTTCGGGTTGTATGGTCGCATTCAGGATTGGGTGGATTCAGCGGAACTGTAACAGTAGTATCCTTTCCGTATAAACGTTTCAAGTTTGATGTTGTATATGATTTCAAAAACCCGTCCTCGTCCGCCTCTTTATTCGACATCGTATGACATTTCCCTCCTTTCTCGTCGATCACAAAAATACCGTTAATATTCGGCTTACCTGAACCGGTATAGATCCAGCAACCACCGCGGTTATTCGGCTTGTTCTTTTCAGGCGCGCTAATCAAAAAATACGAACTGCCCAAGTCTTCAGCGCGTCGCTTACACTGCGAAATAGATGCCTCGCTGAGATCATCCTGAAACGTAAAACCGCGGTTCATGAGGTCGCTGTCGACGACATTATCCGCGAGGACATAACACCCCATTTGAATGGTATCAACACCGGAACCTGGAAATTGGAAATCCGCGGATGGCCGTTCTTTGACATAGACATTCCCGCGTTCATTACCGCACGAAAACAACCCTTTCCCACCGAGTGTATTTCTGGGGTCACGAACCGCGTCATGTATCATGATAAATAATGGGTTCGTTCGTGCTGTATCCGTATCCGCATAGACCAAGTCATATGGCTTAATATCATCCCATTTTCCTGCGATTTTGATTTTTTGTGTTGTCCCACTAGGAGCAGGACAGCCAATAACGCCGGTATTTTGTTTCATTTTGTCGGTTTGAAGCCAGTTGGTCGGATTCGATGACGGCGAAGCGGGAACATGCCATATTTGAAAAACCCCGTCTTTCGTGATATATCCATATTTTGTGACACCGGCCGCATCAGTGACTTCAACCCAGTTTTGGCGCCGGTTTTTATCATCTCGTTCGATGAGTTTCATGATACCATCGACCTTTTTTATATGACTTAACTCTTGCTGGGTGTATTTCTTATCTTCAGCA